GAGTATATGAACCATCCACAGTTATCATACCATGATCACAAATATGGAATGTCGCAATTCCAGTTGCAGGGTCATAATCTCCATCTGTAGGTGTAAATTTAGTTCCAGCACCCGTTACTGTAATAGAATCTTTTCTAGAACGAAGATATCTATGAGGAGTTGGATTATATACATGCTTATATCCCTTGGATCCACCAACAACTGAAGTAAATGATGTAGTATCAGGTACTGTATCAATAACATATGATTTCTGAGGATCAGGAAATATATTAGTGGTAATTCCTGCAGAAGAATCACATGTAAATGAAATTCCTGCTAACGTAACCTCAGAACCTGCTAAAAATCCATGAGCAGACCGTGTGGTCACCGTAATTATTCCAGTTGGTTCATCATAAACTACATTGTTTATTGTGGTTATTCCTGTCTGAGTTCCTGTAATAATTAATTTATCTATAACTAATGGTGTCTTTTCTAACACCATTCTACCATCAATTAGAATCAATGCATCATTAGGAGGAATTTCAACATCTTTTATTACTCTAACATCTCTACTATTACCTGTACTTCTTGTCTCTCTTCTCTGAGTAAAAGTAACTGTTGGATAGGTTGTTCCTACACTAACATTAGCTACCTGTGCATACAACAATAAAGCAGAAGTTCCTGTGGGTACTTCATATAGTTCTTGCTCTCCTGGTGCAACAGGAACTAATATAGATATAAACTTATTTACTGGTGCTATTGCCATATTATCTCAATGAAAGTATTAATGGTGTTAATTGTGCCTGTATTGCCCTATTAAAGTCTCTTCCTCTAATAGTTGATGTAGTTTGGTCAATGGTTAGACCATCACCGATTCTAAAATTACCTTTTTGATCTGTACTTGTGAATGGAATTTGACCTCCATTAATCGCAATAATTTCATTCTCAGGAATAGGCTCCCCTCCCTGGAAGGGGTTTGCTCTATTTATGTCTGTACCTGCACCGACATATTCGAAAGAATGTGAACTGGTGATGATACGACTCAATCTCACAAATTCCATACTAACTCCAGCACCCACAGAATATGGAACAAATTCATTAAAGGTTACTGTAGTTAATCCAGCATTGGTTGGTTCTGTTGCCCTATCAACTGTGAATAAAATTGGATCTGTGTTGACCGTAGCAGTTGCACCTCCACCACCAGAGAAATTAACCGTAAGATTTTGATCAGGTAAATAATTTCTACCACTGGCAATGACATCAATAGAGGTGATGGTTCCTGCTGAACTTACATTTGCAGAAAATTCAGGAAGAATTGCTTCTGGACCTAATGGATCTTCATTTATTGTGACAACTGGTGGAGCACCTTCATTATAACCTGCACCCCCATCAGTAATTGTAAAACCTCTAACTAATTTAAGTGGCCCAGTGACAATTCCAGTTGCAGATGTGTCATTATAATCATCCATATTAATAAGGAAATAACCACCTTGACCATCAAAAGGTTTTCTAACACCATCAGATGTATCTCTAACATTATTTACAACAAAATCATCAGAACCTGCAATATATGATCCAAATGTTGATCCAGTAAATTCTATATCACCATAACCATCTGCCTTTAATCCAACATTACCAAAGGATGAGTTAGAGTTTGTTAGGTCACACTGACCACCAGTACCAGCAAATATAGCAATCTCACATCCAATAGTAAAGATAGAAACTAACTGGGCATAAGAATTATTTGTGAGTGATACGCCAATACCTGCTTCATTATATTGTGTGAATGAATCACAAACCATTGATTTTAAATCTTGTCCTAGATCATTGGTTCCTGTAAATGCAGCATTAACAAAATCACCATCAATTCTCATTCCAATACTACCAGTCATAAAATTAGTACAGTTTCTTACATAAGGTGATCTCCATCTTCCACCTTTTGTTGGATCTACTCTATCTGGTCCTTGGTTTGCTGGACCTAATTCCTTATAACCAGTGCTTGCTTGTGATGCTATACCAGCAGAGACACCTGCTGTAGTTGGAGGAAATGCTACTGCACCACAATTTGGATGATTAGTCGAACTTGTTTCACCCGCAAAGTTTAAATTTTGAATTAAACAACCTGCTCTGACCTGAAATACATCTGCATCCTGATTAAGAGGAACCACAGTCACAAGTCTTAGATCCTCACCAGAAACGGAAACTTCTGTCCTGAGACCAATTGGATTATTTTCTTTATAAACACCAGATCTTACAATAATAGTATCTCCTGTCTGTGCTATAGATGCAGCTGCACCTATTGTTCTCTTTGCATCACCTTCTAACAATCCACTATTATCATCCAATCCATCCATCGAAACCCAAATGGCATTTTCTGTCTCAACACCAGATGGTCTCCATGATACACCACTACCAACGGATGCTAATCTATAGTCAGTTTTAGCAGCACTTACACCAGTATCACCATTTAAATCTATTAATTGAGCATCTAATTCAACATTTCCTTTAAGTGTAGAGGTTGCCTCTACAACTAAATCTGATCCTATATTTAAATCTTTACCAATACCAACACCACCAGTGACTATAAGAGCACCAGTATCTGCAGCATCACTGTCAGTATCTTTCTCTATTGTGGTGATGTCAGCAACATTTAATTTCTCTCCAATACCGACACCACCAGTGACTATAAGAGCACCATTAGCACTACCTGTAGAAGCTTGACCACTATGTACCTTAGTAATACCCTGAATATTTAATTTCTCTCCAATACCGACACCACCCGTGACTACAAGAGCACCATTAGCAGTACCTGTAGAAGATTCACTACTTAAAACTCTAGCTAATGCACCGACATATAAATTCTCACCAATACCAGTACCCCCAGTGACTACCAGAGCACCTGATGAAGCAGTGGTAGAAGATTCACTACTTAAAACTCTAGCTAATGCACCGACATATAAATTCTCACCAATACCAGTACCCCCAGTGACTACCAGAGCACCACTACTAGCACTATCAGAAGTTTCACCACTTAAAACTCTAGCTAATGCACCGACATATAGATTTTTACCAATACCAGTACCACCAGTAATTACAAGTGCACCCTCTGTCTGTGAAGTTGAATCAGTATCTTTCTCTATTCTAGTTTCACCAGCAATAAATACACTCTTCGCAATGCCAACACCACCACTAATTCGTATTGCACCATCAGTACTATCAATTGCATTGGTGGTATTAACAAAATATGATGTTCCTGCTACAGATACATGTTGTCTAAAATAAGAATCTTTATGTACATCCAATCCCAATAAAGGATCTGTGGTTCCAATACCAACCGAACCTAATCCAGTAACTGAAAAAGTAGCACTACTACCTATACCAACTTGGAATTGTGTTGTAGGTAAAGTGGTACCAATACCAACATTGGTCATTCTGTAGATACCAGTATTCAGTCCTACAAAATCACCCTCAACTCCCCACAAATCACTGGTAAATATTGTTGCTAAACCAGTTCCAGGTGCTATATCACTTTGAGGAGTAGGAACAAGAGTATCAACTCCTTTACCAAGGCTGTTCCTTTGCATGAAATTTAATTCAGTAAAGGTCTGAGCAACACCAGCTGATATTGGAATATAATTTTTTTCGTCTAAAAGTTTAATACCATCCTGAGTAAGACTAGGAGGTGTAGGTTGCCATCTAATACCACTACCATCTCTCTTTAACCAATAACCTTCAAGACCAGGAGAACCAACAGAGTCGTAAATATTTCTAGCAATATGAGCACTACCATCAACCTCAAGTTTTAATGGCCCTTGATTGGTTTCACTAAATTGAGTATTATCAACAGTCCAACCTCCAAATATATTTGTTGTTCCAATTCCAACAGTACCACCAGCACTAACTAAGAAAGAAGATTCAGAAGTATTAATATGAAGTCTTTCATAAGGAATTGTATTTGCTATTCCAATATTACCACCATACTTTTCTAAATCTGCATTTAATGCAGTTCCACCAAGTCCAATCCGAAATCTTTTTGGTACCGTTAAGAAATCTACAGATAAATTACCATAGATATTAACATCATCTGCAAATGTAGCTTCACCCCTAAAAAATGATGTTCCACCTATAGATAAATCATTGTTTATAGTAATATTCTCAAAAGTATGAGTATCAAATTCGTAGAATAAATCACCATAAATATAAACATTCTCAAATACTGAATTACCTATTTGATTAAAATCAGCATTCTGAGTCATTATAATCCTCCACCAATAACTTTTTTTGCATCCATATCAACAAGATTTCCAGCAATAGAACTAATTGCGGCACCCCAACTTAATTTTAAATGTATTGGTAAATTTCCATCAGAACCATCAACTTGTATCTTAGTCGCACTTAGAGTAAGTGATTTAGTTCCATGTTTTGCTCTATCACCAATTTGGATAGAACCAGCTTTAAGAATTATTTTATCTGCTTCTAATATAATAGTATCAGATGCACCTAAGGTAATATTACCCTGCGTAGAATCAAGTTCAAGATTTCCAGTATGTGAAATCATCTTGACACCAGGCGTATCATTACTTCCTAATTCACCACCCTGAATCAATAAATCTCCACCAGTATCAAGTCTGGTATAATTTGTTTCGTGATGAGCTAAGGTAAAATTAGCACCTTCATTATTAATACCTTTTATTGCAAAAGCTTCTGGCCCAAACGAACTCTGTTGAGGATTGCCAGTCTCCATATAAAATTTTGGCCCAAATATTTCTAATATTCTTGCATCTTGTGGTCCTGACATATTATTTACCCAAACAATCAATAACTTGAATAACTTTACCTTGTGGTCTAATCTTGCTCATTACAGGTCTCAAAATAGCACCTACTCCCGTTGCACTATTAATATTTAGTTCTGGTAATCCACTGTATGGAATCTGCACCAATAGATTTCCTCCAATAATTCTACCATTAGATATTATCAACTCAAAATTATCTAAAGTATCATCATCTGCATATGCCCTTCCAGCATTTTCGATAATAACCTTCTCAATGAATAAAGGAACTTCTTCATCCTGTGCAGGATAATTTGTACCAGTAGAAATCATAGTAATACTAGTGATTTGACCGTAAGTAGGAGATTTTGGATTCTTATCCACATGTGCCTTACCATACGCACCATAACCCTGATTACATTCATCATCAAATGCTATGACTGGATCACTGGTATATCCACCACCAGGATCTGTAATTTCAACACCTGCAATACTGGCAGTTCTCTTCACTGAAGCAAATATATCTTCCGTATCTATTCTTTTAATAAAATTACCAAGAATGGCACTACCAGCACCACCAGTTCCACCTCCACCAAAAATTTCTATAGTAGGACCACCACATGTGGGAGGATTTGAGGTATCACAAGGACTCATTCCTGCAGCTGCCGCAAGAGGACTTCCAAAAATATTCCATGAACCATACTTTTTCTCAAAATCAGTAAGAACCCCCGATGCTAAACCACTGACACCACCAGATGCCAACTCACTAAGACCACTGGGAAGACTAGCAGATGGTAAATTAGCAAGAGCACCAGATGCCAAATCACTAAGACCACTTGGAATAGCATTCGGAAGAGCACCAGATGCTACACTAGTTAATTTATTTGTCAATGCACTTGCACTTGCCATTTTAGAGAAATTACCAATAGTACTGAGAGCATTGGCACCTTTTCTAGATCCTTTACCAATTACATACTTACTACTAGTAGGACAACTTGGTCTATCATCACAAGAACTAAAAGCATCTGCTTTTTTTAAAATATCAATACCACCACCTAATACACCTTTAATATCAAACTTAAATCCTACAGGCCCTAAAACATTAGAAATAGGTCCAAGTAAAGGTGTGATTTCATTGTCAAGATCATTCATAATAGTATTATTAACAGCACCAATCATTTCTTGTGCAGCACATGGAGGAACATTAGTTGTATTTTTAACTGCTGCAGTCAGTAAATCAGTTATACTATCAACCATTCCATCTTGAATTTTAGATCCGACACAAAATACTTTATCAAGCATTCCCATCACCTTAGGAGCAAGACTCATTTGATTGGCAACGACAGTTTTAATTGCTGCTGGCATTGGATAAGAGGGATTTACTTTAGCAAATTCCATTGCCTTAAATGCAGCCATTCCATCACCGATAGATTTTGATAACTTATCATTTAATGATCCAGTTGCTTTATTAACAAAGATATTCATAGAACGACTCATTACCTTTGAGGCATTTCTAATTTCACTTGTCATGTCTAATCCTACAGACCCAGGCCCCTGAATCTTATTAAAGAAATTAGTCATATTAGCTTGCATCTTATCAAAACTAGTATCTCTACATGGATTAGGTGGAATAATAATTTTTCCACTTGTACTAGAATCTGATTTATTACACTCTTCTGCTGCTCTTATAAAAGCCTTTCTTTTTTCCTGTTCTTCTTCAGAAAGTTCCTCTAAGGGTTTAGGATTTACATCTTTAAACTCATCAGGATATTTATCCTTATATTCTTCGATTACACCTTGTAATTTTTCATCACGAGGATTTGCCTCTATTAAATCTTTTACTGCACCACTAGTTTCTGGATCCAATTCTACAGGTGCAGTTGTTTTCTCTACCTCAACTACCCTGTTTAATTCTTCTGTTGGTACTTCTTCGGGTGTAGTAATTTGTTCATTAAAACTTTGAGGATTATTTGCAACTCTATCTTCAAGGGATTCCCTAATAACATTATTAAGTTCTGACTCTTCATTCTCAGCCTTAAGCTGATTCATGAGAGCCCTACCATCAACCTCCCTTGACCCATATACTCTTGTATCTCCTTCAGTCCTCGAAGGAAAATCATCAACAACCTCTATATTAAGAGGTCTTGATTGTGCATTATCATCAACGTTACCTTGAGATTGATTTACAACCGAATTAACAACAGGATTACTCGGAGTTTCATCAGCTAATACAATGGTATCAGATGTACCAGACCTTGCAGTACTTAAATCACTTCGCATCTGTGAAACATTACTGTACCTAAGAGTTAAGTCACGATCTCTGGAACTCAAGGCATTCCATTCTTGATTACTCAATCCACCTTGTGGTTTAGTAACATCGATTCCTTTTGCCCTTAATGCTCTTTCGTTAATTGATGACATAATAATATCCTCCTAGTTAATATTTATTGACCATATTTTGCAACTTTTTCTGCATTAGATAGATTAGTAAACGTATTATATTCCTCAAAAGAAACTACTTTACCATTAATATATGCAGTCCCAGTCTGTAGGTCAAACGAACCAGATACATTTTTTTGTCTTGTGAATGATTCTGTTGTAATCGAATTGTCACCTCTATCTGTTTCTGGTGCCGTTCTTTCACCAGGATTCCCAGTTTCTCTATTTAATTGTGGTTCTGGATTTGCTTCAGTATAAGTATTATATCCTCCCCTATCTAATACTGGTGCCGTTCTTTCACCAGGATCCCCAGTTTCTCTATCTAATTGTGGTTCTGGATTTACATTCTCAAGAGTATCAGTAGGAGCACTAGCATTACTAGTTGGCACATTAACCATTTCATTAACATTACTACTTATTGGACCTAATATACCTCCTCCACTACTAAGATTCTGATTTAATCTTGATGAAAGATCTGCGGTTGCACCACCAAGTGCACCAGTAGCACCATCAAGTGCACCACTAAGTTGGTCAGTAGCACCACTAAGTTGCTCAGTAGCACCATCAAGTGCACCACTAAGTTGGTCAGTAGCACCACTAAGTTGCTCAGTAGCACCATCAAGTGCACCACTAAGTTGGTCACCAAGTTGATCACTAACTCCACTAAGTTTTTCACCTAACGAATCCAATGCTTCTGGTTTAGGAATAGCATCTAAAGTTGGAATATCAGGCAATCCACTTTTTAATAATCCTCCAATATTAGGTTTATTCTTAGTCTTTGGAGTTGTAGTAGCTTTAGGACTACAGGGACCATGAGCTTCAGAACTTTCTTGTCTCTCAAATAAATCAGCAGGGTGAGTTGATCCAACAAATCCACTTTTAATTTCGAATCTACCTTTTCCATATTTAATACCTTCAGTTCTTCCTAAAACATTCATGATGACAGGATTTTGTCTCCTATCACCATCTAAGAATTTTCCCATAACAACATCTCCTTGTGATATTGCTGGTTTCTTTTGCCTATTAGCAGCACCACTTCCATCAGAAACCCCAAGAGCAACAATGGCAAAAACAATATCTTCATCTCTTATTGAGTTATCAGAAGGATGATTCCCCATGATTGCAACTCTATACCTATAACCAAATCCAGCATCACCATCAGTTTGATTTTTTTGAGACTTATATGGTAAAACTATACCAATCCATTCATTGGTACTCAATCCATAAAAGTCTAAATCAGATGTATTAGCCATTATCCTCCACCTCTGTTTGGATTATTTTTTATTGATCTATTTCCCTGACCCCTTTTTCTCCTTTTTTCAGATGTATTTTTAGAAAAATGTAACCCATAAGAATCACGAATTAAAGTTAATGAAGTAACAGATTTTTCTGCCTCAAAATAATGACAAAGAGATTGAATTATATAATGACCACTTGCCTTTTGATCAGGGCCTTGCTCCTTCTTCTCAGTTATATCCTCAATCTCAAGACGTATAACATCTCCTGCTTCCAAATCAGTATTGCAAGGAATTGTTATAGAATGAGATTGGGAAAATAGTAGATTATATCTGGTGGTTGCAGCAGCATAATAGAGTTCTGGACTATTATTTGGGTCAATATTTTCTTTCTCACCACCAATATTTAACACAGCAGTCTGTACTCTATGAAACTTATTACCTTTCTTAAAATTTTCATCTAGAATACTTGGAACATCTGGTGTCTTACCTAAAGTGGAAAATTTAGGATTTTTAAATAATTTTGGTTCTGTTACTGTAATGTCAATTTCAGTAAATTGATAAGTTGCTGGATTAAAAAAGATAGTCTTATTCGCATATACACCAGATCTAATCTGTTTTGTAAGATTTTGATCTTTTTTTACAGTTAATGAATTTATTTTATAATCATTCTTATCATCCTTTGTTTGTTGTGATGCCTGAACCTTACCATCATAAAAGTATGTTTTATCATATGGTTCAGCATTAATAATACTATCTGCAGAAACATAATTAAAACCACTCTTAGTCTCAAATCCAAAATAACCAGGATTTGCAGTATTTTGAGGAATAGTTTGTTTTGCCAACATAGCAATCAAATCAAAAGGTCTCTTCGTCATTCCAGAAAATGAATAAGAATTACTAGAGTCATCAACATTAATTTTATCATCATCAAGTCCTAAATTGGATTTAACAATATTCTTTACAGATTCTGAAATTTTTCCTCTATAACATGCTGTAACTCTTTCTGTATTATTCACCCACCCAAGTTTTGATACCAATCTCAATTGAATGATTTCTGAATTGGATTTTTTATCTATTACCTGAACCTCATTAACATATAATCTCTTATAGGCATCCTTTTTAGATGAAAAATCTAAACCCTTTCCTATGGTATCTTTAATTTTAAAGAAAACTTCACAACCAACCTCAAGAGGAAGAGCAGTATGTAAAGAACCCGTTCTTTCTTGAGTATCTTCTTGAGATGTAGCAGCAGCAGATGTTGATATAATAGTTACTATACCAGTTACAAAAGGTGATAGTATATTTTCATAATAATAAATGTTTCCGACTCTAAACTGTGCCGAGTAAATATCTACTTCATTTTTACCATCGGCAGATCTTATCTTAAAGACCTCATATATTGATCCTTGTCCTGACATTATGGTAACCTCTGATTTTCTGAATTATTTCCAGACATTACTGGAGCAGGTGTTTCTAATGTACCACCAGCAGATCCTGTACTACTGCCTGTAGACTTAGAAACTTCTATAGGAACAACGACAGTATTGACATTTTTCTTTTTACCATTACCCCTTAAGTCCTTAGAAACACTTTTAATTCTACTTATTGCAGTACTAGCAGATTGTAAAGGGAGTTTCCTCTTCTTCTCTTCACTACCACCACCCTTCTTCTCACCATTTACAAGACCTTTAGGAGTTACCCCCGAAAGAGGTGAAGATGATGTAGGAGAACTATCAGATCCTCCTTCATTTTTAGGTTCAAGATCTGGAGTCTCAGTTTCTGGACTAGAAATTTCTGCTGTATCACTATCAGGTTCCTCTAAATCAACAGTCTCTTCTTCTGTTTCATTTATAACTATTTCCTCACCATCCGCATTTACTGGAGTAAATTCTTGCTCTTCACCACCCACCTTCTTTTTAACTTTATCATCCTTATTATTACCAAAGACTTTAAGTAGTGGTTGTAATATAAAGGTAACTGCCTTAAAAGCAATCTTAAGAACATTCCAAGCACCATCTAAAATTGGTTTTGCAATATCCCAAGCACTTTTTAAAGATTTTATGATTGTTGGCAATTTAGTCACAACCCATCCCATCACAAGAGATCCAAAAAAATTCATTATCCTACTTCCAATAGGCATAACCATACCCTTTACATTTCCAAGTATAGATCTCATGGGGCCTTTTTTATCACCAGTAGATTCGACCTTTTTCTCGGCAACTGCTCTTTCAGACTGTAAAAATTGACGACGTTGTAAGACTGCCTTTCTAAGTTTTAATTTATTTACAGTAGAAGTACGTTCGACTAAAACACTTCGAATATTTACAGCAGTAATCTTTAATTGTTTAGTTTGTGATATACTCATTAATCAGTTATCCCCACCTGCTCTTTTGTAAATTCTGTGTAAGTGTTAGAAAGATCTTCAGATCCAACATTAGGAGTAGAATCTCCACCAACATTTCCACCATTAACTGCAGCATCAGCTCTATCACCAAGTTTCACTGTATCCATAACTGTAGTCATATCACCTTCCTCAGGAGGTGTGAGATCTGTAGACTGAACATCTTTACTGAAATCCATCTTAGATGCTTGATTAGCAACATCAGTATATTCACTAACAACACCTTCAACCTCTGCATCCTTATCCCCTCCTTTACCCGTAGGTTTATTACCAAAAATCATATCATATATGGCACCACCCAGTGCATCACCACCCATACCTCCAAGCCAACCACCAAGAGCAGTTCCAACAAAAGGAATTGGAATTAATGTTCCGATAAGACCACCTAACCATAATCCCAAACCAGCACCAATTGCTTTAAATGCTGCCTTTCCTATGGGTTCTTTAAATACAAAAACATTTAGAGCAAAGTCAATTAATGCTCCGATAAGTGGAATCTTCTTCACAACAGGACTAATAAATTTCTTTGCAAACTTAAGTAGTTGCTTAGTACCACCTTTACCAAGAGCACCAGTTACTCCCTTTCTTGCTAAATTTGTTAATCCACCTCTTGCAAATTTTCCACCTAAACCTTTAACTGCATCCTTACCAAATCTTTGCTGAGCCTTTTTAATGCCATGTCTTCGTACATATCTCCTCATCGTTTTGTTCATCTTGAGTTTTGCCTTTTTAGACAGTCCACCAAGAGGAGGTGTCTTTTTCGGCATTAAAGTTTTCATCGCTTTACTAAGTAATAACTGAGGACCAAATATTGTCCCAAGTAATCCAGGAATTATTAGTTTCGAACCATGTTTTTCTAAGAAATTAAAGAATCCTTGTACTTTTCCTTTATTATTACTCAACCATTTAAGTGCTTTATTAGCAAGCCATCCCTTTGCTAATGTACCAAAGAAACCAAATATCTTACTAAAAATGCCCTGTACTGGTTTAGTGACTTTATCAAATGCCTTTCCTACGGTACTGCTAATTTTCTTTACAGATTCTACCGAAGACTCTGCTTCAGTTCTTCTACTCGAATCAGTTCCCGCCCTCATCGATGCTATTTCTGCTTTCTCTTGAGTTATTCTATTTGCAAAATCAAGTGATAATGCATTACCAATATCCTTTAATATTGAATTTACTTCTGCTAATGATTGATCATTCTTCCTTATCTGAAGAATTCTTTTAATAGTACTGATCTTTTGCTCATTATTAGCAACTCTTTTCTCTAAATTATTATCCTGTGCAGAATCAGAATCATTTTCCCTCACTGCCAAATCAAGACTATCTGCAATATCAGGTTCCTTAGAAGCAAAAGGACTAGAACCTGCACCTATTTTTGCTCCTGATTTTTGAATTGGAGCAAGAGCACTTGAACTTGCATTTATTTTTCTCTTAGATGCTCTAAATGCTGCTATTCTGTCACCACTAGATAAATATTCACCACTAGCAGTAGTTCCAGAACTCCATATAGGTTCCTTACTTATTTTCTGAGGTCTGGGTTTACCAATACTAGAAGCAACATTACGCATTCCAGTCCTAGCACCAGCCCTAGCAGTACCTTTTAGAGCACTTCTACCAACATTTGCCAAAGCACCTTTTGATCCCGACTTTACAATCGCTGATGATGCTACTTTAACTAGTGCTCCCCATGCCATCTTATTTTAAGTTCCTCCTTTTTGCTGATGTTTTAAGTTTTCTTCTTCAATATATTGCTGTAGAAGTGAAACATAAACTTCCCTTTCCCAAGGTATCATGTTTTCTAACTCCGTTAAGCTATATTTATGATGTTGCATGAGGGCAAAATTTGTCCGATAAAAATTCTCTAGACTCTCATGAGCTAGAGCTAACTGAAAAAAGATGCTAATCCCTCCAATACAACTGTACTTTCTACTTTTGTCTCAGGATTGGTCACTTTAATATTATGAGTCAATTTTGGCATAGTAGAAAAAAAGTTTTCTACTTCCTTAAATTGCTTAGAGTTCATAGATTCGACAAAATCTTTCAATTCCTTTTTTGTACATTCAGAAGCTTCCCATGCTTCATCTTGGTTATATACTTGTCCTATACAAGTCATAATAACCTCTAAGGATTGATCAACCTGACTCTGATCAGTATTAGTATCAAAATTAGTCTCAATAAATTGATTAAGAGAAGGGTAATTCATCTGAATAGATAAATTATCATCTAATTTAATAATATTAGTATGTTCTGGATCCCTTTGAATCTTGATAGAATCAATATCAATTTCCATTTGAACCTGCGTTTTTCCATCATCTGGACAGGTTACATTGACTTCGACAGTTTCACCAACAGATTTTGCACGAACATTTAAAAACAAATATTCTATGTCAAAAGTTGCTAGTTTATCAATTTTAATGCCTCTACTTAAAATGCAAGTGCTAAGAACATCTTTGATTGCAGTAGTAATTTGCTTTGTATCCTCAGATTCCAATGCCATGATTAGAATCTTTTCTTCCCGAACTAAAAAAGGTCTATATTTAACTTTTTTACCACTAGAAGGTAATACCAACTCATAAGTAGGTGCAGAAATTTTTGGTAATGGCATAATAAATTATAACAATTCGTATAGTATATATGGAGCTTTATTTGACAATATAACGGTCATATGCAAATTGAACCGTGACCTTTGTTAAATCAGCACCTCCATACTGGACGGGTATGGATGTCATACCCTTGGGAAATGCATTTATAAATTCATAGGTTAAAGATTTAGCATTTAAATCATTACTATAATTTCTTTCGAATTTAGAAATTTCCAGTACACCACATTTATATCCAATCTTTCCACCGTTCATCGGATAATTAAACCTTCTGTAATAATTTTGATCTTGAACACCATTTGTATTATTATCAACTCCAGAAATATAATCCATCCAACCCTCAAAGAATTTTAATGTATTATAATTTTGATCAACATAGAAAGTAAAATCACTGTCTATGTATATTCTTGTATGAGCAAACTGTTGACTAATACCATGAAAATTATCTTTTACTTCTGATGTAGCAAATGAACTCGTCGGCAAAGAAGCTTCCGAACACATTATTCCAATATCCTTACCTGTAGCATAGTTATTAGGAATATTATAAGATCCACCCAAGTATCCTGATAAATCTCTAGTAATTCCAGATATGTTGACTTGATATTGGTTATTCAAAGACAACTTACTAATGTCCATTTTAGTAAGTGCACTCATCTTAAAATTTTGAATAAGACCTGCCACTCTAAATACCTTATATTAATATTATATTATAAAGTATTTAGATGTCTTATAAAGGAAGATATCAACCGAA